AACAAATAATAATTTTTTAAATGGCAGTATGGCGTAAAATATTAGTATCGGGATCTAATGCCCACGTAGCAGCAATTACAGCTTCTGTAACAGGTACCCCTACGGATAAATCTGAAGTAATTTTTAGAGACCCAACTACAGGCCGTTTCTTTAGTACAGGATCTATATTTTTTACTGCTAGTAACGGCAATCAATTATTTTTAGATAAAACAGGTCTTACTGCTTTTAATATTTCAGCTTCGGGTACACCAGATGAAGTATCAACTGATTCTCAAGTACTTTTTAGAAACCCAAATTCCACAGGAATAGAAGCTACAAGTAGTTTATTTCTTAATAGTAGTGATCAATTAGAATTCTCTAGTAGCCAAGGAGCTGGAGTTTTTTCGGGTAGCTTTACAGGAGACGGATCCGGATTAGTAGGAGTACAAGGTACTTTAGCTCATGCTTTAAGTAGTGCAAACGGTATAGTTTCTACCTCAGGTCAACCATTTTCTTATAATGGTACTAAAGCAGTTACAATGACTATAATGACCGCCTCTAATGGTGGCTTAGAATTCCAGGGTAGTGCTTTACGATTAGCTTCAACATTAGCTCACCAAGGTCTTTATTTTTCAGGAACAGGTGCTGATAATTATTCTTCTATGAGTATAGCCCTCACCCCAGGGGGCACTTCGGGTTTAACTACGGGTAGTGATGAATTAGCAATAAGTTCATCAATAGCAGGAAATGGATTAGCTTTTTCAAATGGTGTAATTGCTGTAGATCTTGCTTCTAACAGTGGTTTAGTCCTTACTGCGGATGAACTTAAATTAGCTAATGGTTTACCCGGTGATGGTTTAGAATATGCTACACCTAACAGTGTACTACAAGTTGATCCTACTTTTGTAGTTACTTCATCCGCAAGAATTACATTTGAAACAGGATCTACAAATTTACTTTTAACAGTTAGTCCTGATTCTGATCTTATAACTTCTAGCCATGGATTTTCTCAAAAATTAATAAATAATCCTGTAGTTTCTTATGATTTAAATACTACTTTAACAGGAGACTTTACTTTCCAAAATAATGTATTTGTTGAAGGTAATTTCACAGTTTCAGGAAGTACAACTAGTGCTTCTATTGAAACCGAAAATCTAAACGTAGCAGATCAATTTGTATTAGTTAATAGTGGTTCAACCGGAAATGATGGTGGTTTTGTAGTTCAAACAGGTACCTCAACAGGTGCATTTTTATTTTATGATGGATTAAATGAAAGATGGGGGGTTAGTGATAAGGGTGAATCAGTTTTAGATACAACTCATATGATTACATCTAGTGATCATGCTGCTTTAGTTACAACTACCATAACGGATACTTCTGAGTCTGTACTAATAATTCAAACCCCTTTATTTGGAACCTCCGGTGCTAATAGATCAGGACAACTTCACATTACAACCGTTGCCCTCCCAAATGAAAGTTCAGTTTTTATATACGCATAAAATATGAGTACACCTCCACAGTGGAAAAGAGTCCTAATCTCAGGATCAAATCTTGAAGTTAACCATTTAACTTCATCTACGGCCTTAGAACCTTTTATGGTAGCAAGTATTGGAAGGGATATAGTTTTTGCTTCCTCAGGATCTATTGGTAATAGGGGACATTTCCAAACTACAGGTTCTATTGAAAACATCCACGTCCCAGATGATCCTAGGTTACGTTTAACACACGCACGTGTAAATGTTCCTGATCTCCCAATTTCAGCTTCTACTGTAGGTACCCCTATTTCAGTCCCCGCCGATTCACCACCACTTACTTCTTTTCCCGTAGTATTTAAAAATGAACCCCACGGAGGATTTGAAATAACTTCAAGTATTTTTTACGAACCTAGTTTAGGATTTTTTGCTTCTCAATCATCCCCCTTTAACTCTCAAATACGTAGTGGTTCTAAAGCTGAAGGTCCTGATGCAGGGGATGGAAGTGATGCTGCTCCAATCCCATTTCTTCCCTCACCTAACCTCTCAAACCCAGAATTTGCTATTACTTTTACAGGAAGTTTTGGCTTTACTCCAGATAATGAAAGCTTCATAGATGCCTCGAATGGGGATTTTATGAAATTTAAGCGTGCTATTCCTGCAGGGCAAGGAATTACAGCATCTTTTGTCCTGCCTATGATAGCTACACCTAATGGTGCAGCCTATACCGGTGGAGGCGCAAAGTTTAAAATTATATTAAGAAAATATGATGTAGGATCTCTTCTTACTCCTGCTGGGGATTTTGTAGATCAAGAAATTGAAATTTCGCTTATTGATCCTACTTTTGTTCCTCCTGGAAACCCCCAATCAGGAGATATCGGGCAAACTATGAATACGGGTCCTACGGGATCCGCTACTGGTAGTTTTAACATAGGCGGTCCTATTTCTGTTGGAGATAAATTTCAATTAAGATATAAAAGAAATGGAAATAATATTTTTTTCATTGGAGAAAGACCTGATGGTAGTGGGGGAGATTTTGACCGTAGTAAATTTATTTTTGATGGAGCTACATTCGACCCCGGCAACACACTTGCAGCTAACCTATCAGGGAGTTTGCAAGGAAATGTACAAGGGGGTATTTCTTCATCTTTAACCGGAGTAACATTAGCAGGTAGTCAAACAATAAATCGAGGTGATGGTATTCTTTTTAGAAATGCGAATGCAAGTGCTGTAACGTATGACGGTACCAATCCTATAACGGCAAGTGTTAGGTTATATCCTATGAACACTGTGGGTCAATCAACCCCTTCGGGTTTAAATAAATCAGGATTACAAGTTGATGACTTAACAGACACCCAATTATTTAGTGGTGTAATTGAAACCATTTCCCCTACAACTCTTGCATTAGCTACGGGTTTACCTCAGGCAGGTTTAGAATTTGGTGGAAGTAAGGATCAAATTAGCGTTGATTTAGCAAACAATTCTGGCTTAGCTTTTGCCTCCCCATCGGGTGATTTAAAAATAGCTGACACTTTCCTAGGAAATGGTCTTTCAGGAAGTTTTGGGGGGGTAGATGGTTCGGGTAGTATAAACCTAAACCCTAGCCAAAGTGGTTTAACTACTACACAGGGGATTGGAACTGAAGAAAATAAGTTAATGCTTAATGTTAATCTTCCGGGAGATGGATTAGAATTTAATGCCTCTGGTGTTAATGATAGATCGGATCTACGTTTAGACACTAATTTTGCAGTAACTGGATCTGGTTCTATAACACTTAGAGCTTTAGGAGGACCTTACAGTTTACAAGTTGCTAAAAATTTAGGACTAGGTGTACCGTTTGAAAGTGAAGGTAATCAACAAACTATATCATACAATGATAACTCCCCAGATGCTAATGCCGCACTTATTTTAAGAACAACCCAACCTGAAGCTATTACTTTTAAAGACAATTTAGTTGTTTCAGGCAATTTAACAATATTAGATAGTTCTAATGTAACTAGTATTAACGTTACTGACTTTAAAACAACCGATCCCTTTATTACTTTAAATAGTGGAAGTACTACCGCATCACCTTTCAGTTTTGATAATGGAGGATTTATAGTACAAACTTCTTCATATGCACAGGGAGGTAGTGGTCAAGCCTCAGGTTCGGCTATATTTGCCGAAATGGGAACTGATTCTTTCCCCATTAATGGCGAAAGTTTCAGCTACTCAGGGTGGGGAGTTACTAAAGGAAAAGTTCCATGGGATGCCCACTCAGTTACTCCTCCTTTTACAACCAACCCTACCCCAGAATCAATATTATCAGCTAGCCACACTGCTTATTTATCAATGGTAAGACTTTCGGGTTTAGCAGCACTAGGTGACCCTGGAGCTGGAAATGAAACTGATACTTTTTATGATGCTACCACTGTAGATAATTTAGGTTCATGGTATATAGACACTGGATCTACAGGAACATCTGTAGGAGGAGAAAGCAATGTTTATCTTTATGGTATTTTTGATTAAAACCATATATTTATATATAAAATAAATTGTTATGAATGTTAAATTAGATGTAAATGAATACGGCCTTTTAATATCGTCTCTTCATAATTCAACTTTACAAGGTAAAGATGCCCACTTTGTTTCTAATGTATTGAAAAAATTGGAAAGTAATTATAGAAAATTAACTGAGGTTCCTTCCCCACCTCCTCTTCAAAAATAAAATATTTATTAGAAACAATTAAAACTGCATGTCTGATCCACAACCAAAATGGCGAAAAGTACTAGTCTCAGGAAGTAATGCTCACGTAGCGGCTCTTACTGCTTCTGCAATAGCTGATACTCATGGCGATGCTGAGTCCCCTGGTGTAGAAGAAAAAGTATTAGTTTATAATACTTCTTCAGGGGCTTTTTACTACACGGGTTCTTTTGGTGGGGGTACTGGAGGAGGAGGTGGTACTCCTGGAGGAAATGATCAAAACATCCAATTTAATAATAATGGTGCTTTTGGTGGTGACGATGGGTTCATATTTGACGATGCTCAAGGCGCATCTTTATTTGTAGATGGTCCTATTACAGGATCAATTGTAAGTGCGAGTGGTGCAATTTCAGGATCTGAAGTAGCAGCACTAAAACTTATAGCTCGAAACACAGACGACTCAGCTACTATTGCATTACAAGATGCCGATGGTAATAACGTAGCTCAACTTGCAAGAGTGGGTTCGGGCACTCAAGCACATAAAGGTAGACTAGTTTTAAGAGATAATAGTACTATAGTAGTTAATATTGAAGGACATACAACCTCTTACATAACAAATACCTCTAATGATGCTAAATTAGGAATAAACACAACAACTCCTGGTAAAGAATTAACAGTACAAGGTAGCATAAGTGGAAGTTCTACGGGTTCGTTTGCTGACCTTGCAGGAATTGTGGATACTCACGAAGCAGCTACTAATGATGTATTAGTGTTTAATGGAACTAGTTTTGTAGCGGTCCCATCAGGAACTTCATTTAATTTTGCTATTAATAGCTTTAATTACACTGGACCCACTTCTAATATTTTAATAGGAAGTAGTTCTCGTGTGGTATTTAGTGCAGGAGTTTTAGACTTTACAGCCACATATAATGCTGGTCCCCCTTCAGACGCATCTGCTTCTATAAAAAATGACTCGGATTCGGGTGATCCTGTTATTTTCTCATTTGGTATGGATTCCCCATCTTATGGAACTGGTGATAATCCTTCAAATATTACCCAAGGGGATCTGGCAGTTACCATAAATGAAAGAATTGACTTTCAATTAACAGCTTCTAAAGATGGTAGTACCCTAACTTCAGATATAAACCAAAATATTTATTTTTATAACCATATGAAATATGGTGCTTCTACATCTACAACATACAACTCAGCACTGATTTCTTCATTAGGTAGTGAACTTTTAGCTTCATCCTACTTTAGTGGCACTGACAGAATTGTAACTGTGGGGAGTAGTAATTACTTATATTTAGCACTTAGAACAGGAGCATCTCAACCTACTCAAGTATATTGTGGGACAGGAGCTAACCAATTAACAGTAGCTATGAATTCTACTGTAACTAATAAAACTCCCGAAGTCAGGGCAACTATAGCCCCCTATGCAAACGTTAATGGATACTCAGAAGCATTTAAGATTTACCGTAGCCAAAATACTAATCTTTCTGCTCATTCATCAACATTTGAATTTCAATCATCTGCTCAAGTTAAAAATTATTTCTTTTGGGGGAGAAATGCTAGTACAGGACAAGAAACAGAAGGAGGAGTTGAAGGCTTAGAAAATAAAAACAGCACATATGATGATGGTACTATAACAGACCCCACCCTCCTTACAGTAGGTGTTTTATCAAATCAATATGTTTATATAGCAATACCCTCTAGATATGGAGTAAATGGGACTGATTACAATTTAAAAGACAACGGCACTGGCTTGCTTTTTGATGTTAATTCAGCTGTAGACGTAGATATTACAAATCCCGTAGGATTTCAAGAACAATACAAAGTATATAGATCAATAAACCAATTAGACTCATCAGGAGCCACATTCACCGTAAAAATAGACTCAGTATAATATGCCAATTGGAGTAACAGGAGATTTCGTACCGTTAGGTAGTTTTAAAATAATTGATGGTAAAAACATCGGAGGGGCAATTACTGGTTCTGATATTAGTGCAAGTAATAATCTATTCATTTCAACCTCACTTTCATCATCCCACACTAACAATAATGTATTACTAGTTAATACATCTACCGGAGAATTATACCACACAGGTTCTTATGGATCAGGTGGTAGTACTCCTACACCTACTTTACAACAAGTAATGGATCAGGGATCTATTACCACAGTAGCAATTACAGCCTCTGCAGACATTAGTTCTAGTGCTAACATTGAAGCAGCAGATGGAACATTTTCAGCAGATCTAACCGCAAAAGATGATATTTTTGTAGGGGATAAGATAATGCATTTTGGTGATACTAGCACCTTAATAGGATTTCAAACAGATTTTATCGCTCTTAGTGCGTCTAGATTTGAATTTGGCGGTGCTATTACTGCCTCCTCATTTATAAGTACAAGTTTTGATGTCAAGGCACGAAAATTTCAGGTTGATGATTCAGTATTTGCGGAAAAGAACAGTGGTAAAATATTTCTTGGAGAAGTAGGATCAACTCCTCTCCAAATACATGGACAGGAAGGCATTGAAATAATGAATCCCCTTACAGGTTCTATTATAAGTGCTAGTGAAGCATTATTTATTTCAACTTCACTTTCAGCATCTCACACTAATAATAATGTATTACTAGTTAATACATCCACCGGAGAATTATACCATACAGGTTCTTATGGATCTGGAGGAGGAGGAACTATACCTACTTTACAACAAGTAATGGATCAGGGATCTATTACCACAGTAGCAATTACAGCCTCTGCAGACATAAGTGCAAGTGGTGATTTAAAAGGAAATGAATTAGTAGTTCATTCAATTACAGATGCAAACCCTGGAGCTACTCAATTTTCAATTAATACTAATGGTTTCGCTACTTTTGATTCTTTAACAATTGGTGGTACAGTTAACCTTAATGGTACTTCTAACAATTATGGTAATGGTGCTACTGATAAACATACTTTTACAGGAAATATCACAGCATCAAATGATATAAGTGCTAGTGGTGATGTATTTGCAAATGAGTTTGTTTTACAAGATGAGGGTGTTTTATCGGCAGCGAGTACTACTTTTAATATAGGCAGTACTAGTAGAAAAATGGTTTATAAAGGTATATCACATACATTTGCTAATGCTATAACATCTTCTACTGATATAAGTTCAAGTGGACAATTATCTGCAGCAACAGTTACAGGATTTATCACAGGTGATAGTAATAATAGAGTATTAACTTCTAATGGTGATGGTACTTTTACTGCACAAGATAGTCTTACTTATAATGGTACCACTTTTGCCCTCCAAACCCAAAATATAGATATGCAAGCTGATGGGGGTGGGTTTGATCTAACAGGTAACATAACAGCGTCAGGTAACATAAGTTCAAGTAATAATTTATTTGCTAGTACTTCACTTTCAGAATCACATGCCTCCAACAATGTATTGCTAGTTAACACAGCTACCGGAGAATTATACCACACAGGTTCTTATGGATCGGGAGGTGGTGGAGGTGGTGGAGTTGTAACTGGTTATACTAACGGAAGTAATAACAGAGTAATTACTTCAACTGGTGCTTCTACTATTAATGGTGAAGGTGGTTTGCTTTTTGATACAACAACTAACCTTTTACAAGTGGGAGTCTCAACCGCAAACAGAGTAACCTTAAGTGGAGCAAGTGGTACAGTCCAAACTAGTGCTCACGTAACTATAGGCGACAATTCAGCTAACACTAACGTAAATGCTTTCCTACAATTTGCCCCTAAATCCGGGGGATACTATTCAGGGGTATTTATTAGTACAGACGATATGGTTTCTACTTTTTCAGCAGATGGAAGACACACCGGAGAAATTATAGAAGCCCCTGTTGCTAGTAGTATAACAGCTGGCGATATTCTTTTTATGAGAACTACTGGTGGGGGCGTCGTATGGAATCAGGCAAATGCGAGCGCCCAAGCATCATCAGTCACCATGTTAGCAATTGGAATTGACACAGCAACTACTAATAGAGCCATGAGCAGAGGATATGTAAGGGTAGCAGCTACTCAAGTATTAGGTCCTACCCCAGATATAGGCCAACTTTTATATATCTCCACGGGTTCGTCAGGAGCTTTCCAAACTTTACCCCCTAAAACCGTTGGCCATGTAGTTAGATCAGTGGGGTATCCTATTAACTCTCTTGCAGGTAGAGCAGGATCCATACTTTCATATTTAATATACTTTAATCCTTCAAATGATTATATTATAATGTAATGGAAAATTTAACTCTAAGTTTCTTTCAAGAAAAAATAGTTCACCCTGGTGGGGGGGTAATAATGCATAGTTGGGAACATCCTATAATGCAAAAAAAAGCAGAATGGATTTGCCAAAATGGTGGAAATATCCTAGAAATAGGATTTGGGATGGGTATATCTGCAGATTATATCCAACAACATAATATAAAATCCCACACAATATGTGAAATCAATACTCAAGTATTAAATAACTTATATAAATGGGTTAAAGATAAACCTAATACAAAAATAATAGAAGGAGATTGGTATACTAATATTCATAAAATGGGTAAATATGATGGTATTTTAATAGACACTTATGGAGATAAAAATTTTCATTTGTTTGGTTCTTTTTTCTCTAAATTATGTAATGAAAATTGCCATGTAACTTGGTGGAACCATTACCCAAATAATTGTAAAGCTTTTGGATATAACAATATAGAATTTGAACCTATTAAAGTAAATCCTCCTTTAAACGATTATTTTAATCACAAAGAATACTTATCCCCTAAATATATTTATAACCATGGCAAGGTGGAACGGATCAATTGACTTAAAAGAAGAAGCAGCTAAATCATCTAATATTGTTAAAGGTGCTTCTATTTCTAATGGTAGAATTACTTTTACTAAAGGAGATGATAGCACATCTACATTAGATGTTAAAGAAAGATTAGCAGAAACCCCACTAGCTTCTATTAGTGGTAGATGGCAGTGGAGTAGTGCTGATGATGGTGAAAGAGTCCATACCGGTAATATTTCATATGGCCCTTTCAACTATTTTAGCCATTCCACAGAACCCTCAGCAATCTCAGGTAATACTAATTTATTTAGATATAACAGTTCTCATGCAGTTAATACTACAACTGCTAGTGTAATGCCCTATTATGGAGCTATGATGGGTATTTATTGTCCTACTAATGGGCAAAAAGTAAAAGCTAAATTAGGATTTAGAGCCCAAAATGCCCCCGCTAACAGCACTTGGGGTATTTCATTATGGAGCATGCCAGATGTTTCATCTGGGACCTCCTTTAATTCATACCAAACAGTAACATGCAGGGCCATTTCTTCAGACATAACTAGAACAGGTACTAGTACTACTACTTGGTACAATGGTATCACTACTACTACAAGTAATATGGATAATGTCTGGATTTTACCTATGATAGAAAATAGAGCAGGTTCTTTAACTTCAACTACCTACTTGTATGGTACGTTACAATTATTTTTAGTAGACTAATGAAAGATCCACAATACATAGAACAATTAAATACTACAGCAAGTTTAGCTGATGTAATTACTAAAGTTAATACAATAATTGATACTGTTAACTTTATGTTTATACCTCATGGATCTGGAAGTCTTGAGGATTAATTTGTGAATTCAAAATACCCTTTGTATATTGAGGTGTGTTCTGGCTTATAGAAAATAACGAACAACTTCAAGAATTTAAGGCAAAAAACTTTAAACGAGTTTTTATTGAGCCTCTTTATTCTAACGACAACATCCACCCTATTTCAAGGGGCATAGTAGGATTCTACATTAAAGAGATTAATTATAGAAAAGGATTTTTAGTCAATGTAGACCATAGTGAAGCTACAAGTTGTAATTTAGACCAAGTATATGAGTTAATAGGAGGATTTGAAGAAATATTTGTAAGGGATAAGAAAGAATTTTTACATATAGTACCCTTAAAACAGCTTTCCGACATCCATTTCATATCTCCTACGGATATCCCAGATCAATTCCCGTGCCACGATTTTTTCTATCGCAAGTATCCTCACATACTCAACATAGGTAGCATAATACCGATAGTAAAGCATTACGAACGTTGTGAAACGTTATATAACGCGGTTAAACATGTGTTTGCTATGGATAAGCCCGGACACTTTGATTTTTATAACAATAGTGCAACAAATGTATTCTATTGGATTGAGTCAATGGGGTTAAAGGTTGATCCTAAGTTATTTGAGGAGCATTTTGGCGTAGAACGTGATTGGACTTACTCACAGTTTAACCTAAAAACAACTACTACGAGACCTTCGAATTCATTTGGTGGAGTAAATTATGCTGCCCTAGATAAGAAGTCGGGTTGTAGAGAAGCGTTTATCCCCAACAATGATTTTTTACTAGAGATTGACATTGGTGCTTATCACCCTACTTTAGCGGCACAATTAGTTAATTACGATTTTGGTGAAGGAGATATACACCAAGCGTTTGCTGACATGTATGGGGTTGATTATAAGAAAGCTAAGGAACTTACGTTTAAACAGCTATATGGAGGAGTATTTAAAGAGTATAAGGATTTAGAATTTTTTAAGAGGGTAGAAAAATATATAGAGGATATAAGTAGTAAAGAAGAGTTCGTCTGTAAATCTGGATATGTCTTTAAAACAGACATGAAAAAACAAAAGTTGTTTAATTACATACTCCAAAATACGGAAACGTATTACAATGTGCTTATTTTAGAAAAGATAATCCATTTACTTAAACATTGTAAAACAAACATTATACACTATACTTACGATTCGTTTTTATTAGACGTAGATAAAGATGAAAAAGATATAATTTTATCGATTTTAAATGTGTTTAAGGAGTATGGATTTTCAACTAAAGTAGAAGCAGGTAGTAACTATAATTCTTTAGAAAGGATATAATATTTATATCCATGAATAACAAACTGTTTTGTACCTTTACTACTCGAGACGAGATTGAGAAGACACTTGTAGAGGTAAAATCCAGTTACGACATACTCTATAAAAAAATCTTTGTCTTATATATTAAAAGTAATGATGAGTACGTTTGCACGTACAACGTGGAGCCAAGTAGCGTGGAGGCGATTTTACCTAATACAATTTTAGTACATAGAAAAAAAGAGTCAAATACTCTTTACACAATAAATGCCCTTAACGAGTTGATAAAACTTTTAAATGGGGGAGTTGTAGATGTTAGATATAAAGTAAATTGGCAGCATTATAGAAATACTGTCTTACTTACCCAACACAATGAATTAAAACAACTCAAAACCAGAATTCACCAGATAATTGAGTTATAATGGGTATTATATCTGGTAAGTTTCAAACTAACATTCCTGAACCTACACCCCCACAAAATCCAACTAATTTATTAGATGGAAATTCTGGCAACATTATTTTTGATGAGGGTGAGTCACTAGCATATAGTAATCCTAATATGCCTGACATATTATCTGCAGCTACTGTAGTGGGATTTAGGTATATTTTATCCTGGGCATGCACCCAAGATTTTGATTTCCAAACTCAAGTTTTAGATTTAAACAACGACGGCACTACAATTGCGGGTGCTATTCAAACAAAGAGTGTAAATGCTCCGGGACAAAGTATAATTATAGGAGGACCAACTAACACATTAGGTTTAACTTTTTCTTCGGATGATGTTTCTCAATTTGCTATAAAAATAACAGTACCTACCCAATCCCCACTTAACTCTTCTGTAACATTAAACGGAATCCCAGGTTTAAATCCATCAATATATTATTCAATGAATAATAAAGTATACAATGCAGGGGGAAAATTTTCAATAACTTCTGGGAAAGTTTCTATTACTTAATTTGGTATCCTGAATTTACATTCGTATATTTGGGAAAAGTTACATTTTAAAAATTAGTTATATTATGGATTTAAATGCAATTCGCAGTAAGCTGACTTCCCTACAGCAAACAAACAAGGGAAATGGAGGCAACGATCGTAGCCTATTCTGGAAACCTAGTATTGGTAAACAGGTAATTCGAATCGTTCCCAATAAGTTTAACAAATCTAATCCCTTTACGGAGGTATATTTCCACTATGGGATTGGTGAACGTACGATGATTTCACCTATTAATTTTGGTGAAAAAGATCCTATCGTAGAGTTTGCGAAGCAACTTCGCAACACTAGTGATAAGGAAAATTGGCGTTTGGCTAAAAAGCTCGACCCAAAAATGCGTATATTTGCTCCCGTTATTGTTCGCGGTGAAGAAAGCGATGGAGTAAAATTGTGGCAGTTTGGTAAAAATACTTACCTTGACTTCCTTTCACTTGCAGATGATGACGATATTGGTGATTTTACTGACATCCATCAGGGACGTGACATTACAGTAGACACAGTTGGCCCTGACGTTACAGGTACTGCTTACAACAAGTCTTCTGTTCGTGTTAAGACTAAGCAAACTCCACTTGGTGATGCCGATCAAATTCAACAATGGTTGGAAGATCAAAAGAACCCATCAGAGGTCTTTAAACGTCATTCATTTGAAGATATGAAGAGTAATCTCCAAACATTCTTAGCACCTGAAGAAGCTGCTCAAGAAGGAGACATTATTGATGAAGGGAAGTCTGACGACCTGCCTTTTAATAAGGGGGGGTCACAAAATAACTATGCTCTGAAGACTCCCCAGAAGCAAAGTAAAGAAGATAAATTTGATCAATTGTTTAGCTAATGCCTAGAGGAAAGAAAGCGTCGCTATCGGCGGCTGTATCTAACGAATTAAAAGCAAACTTTGACCTTGGTAAATTCAAGGAAAAGAAAATGCTTAATGCTAATGCTAAGTTTAAGCCCCAACAATGGATCCCACTTTCACAAGCATTCCAGGATGTAACTTCAATCCCTGGCATCCCTGCAGGACATATTGTCTTGCTAAGAGGTCATTCTGATACCGGTAAGACAACTGCCTTAATTGAGGCAGCTGTCTCCGGTCAGAAAAGGGGATGTTTACCTGTGTTTATTATCACAGAGATGAAATGGAGTTGGGAGCATGCTAAAATGATGGGTCTTGAAATTAATGAAGAAATTGATAAAGAGACTGGTGAGGTTGTAGATTATAATGGTAACTTTATCTATGTAGATAGAGAAGCTATCCATTCAATTGAAGACGTAGCGGGATTTATTTTAGATTTACTTGATGAACAGAAAAAAGGTAACTTACCTTATGATCTATTGTTCCTTTGGGATTCAATTGGATCAGTACCCTGTGAAATGTCCATTAAATCTAACAAAAACAATAATGAGTGGAATGCAGGTGCTATGTCAACTCAGTTTGGCAACAATGTAAACCAACGCATTACACTTTCCCGTAAAGAAAGTAGCCCATTTACTAATACACTTGTTTGCATTAATAAAGTATGGACTGCAAAAGCAGAATCACCTATGGGGAGACCTAAACTAATGAATAAAGGTGGATATGCAATGTGGTTTGACTCAACATTTGTTGTTACGTTTGGTAATGTTATGAATGCTGGTACATCTAAAATTAAAGCAATTAAAGATGGTAAGCAGGTAGAATTTGCTAAACGTACTAATCTACAAATTGATAAAAATCACATTAATGGGGTTACTACTAGAGGTAAAATTGTAATGACTCCTCATGGGTTCATTAATGATGACGATAAAGAAATTAAATCTTATAAAAATACTCATGCGGAAGCTTGGAGAGAAATTTTAGGGGGTGTAGATTTCGACATCATTGAAGAAGATCAGGAAGTACAAGATATTTCCCACTTCGCAAAAGAACCTGAGTAATGAATAAAAAAGATTATCTAAAGATGCTCAATAGTATTGAGCAAGGGGAGCCTACTGCCAAACCTAAACAACATGAACGAGTAATTTTTATAGATGGGTTAAATCTATTTTTACGAAATTTTGCAGTATTAAATTTTATAAATCCAAGTGGTACTCACATAGGAGGCTTAGCAGGTTTTCTTCGTTCTTTAGGTGCTCTTATAAATCAAATACAACCAACCTCAATATATATCGTGTTCGACGGAGTGGGTGCCTCCACTAATAGGAGGTACCTACTCCCAGAATACAAAACAGGTAGACATTTAAATAGAATTACCAATTGGGATGCTTTTGATGACATTAATGATGAAAATGATTCTAAAGTAGATCAAATTATTAGATTAGTTCAATATCTAAAATGCCTCCCAGTTAAGGTATGTTCTATAGATAAGGTAGAAGCAGATGATATTATAGCTTACATGTCAAAGGATATGGCTAAACGCTTTAATACTAAGTCATATATTGTTTCTAGTGACCGAGATTTCCTTCAATTAGTAGATGACAACGTAACAGTTTACCGTCCTATAGAACGAGAATTTTACGATCCTAAAACAGTAAAAGAAAAGTTTGGCATTGCTCCTGAAAACTTTATTCACTATAAAGTATTATTAGGAGATGCTTCTGATAAAGTACCTGGTATTAAAGGGTTAGGTAAAAAAGGTGTACTTAAACGTTTCCCAGAGTTAGCAGATGGTCCTATGCCATTTGATAAATTATTTGATTTAAGTGAAGAACGACTTAAAGAAAGTGTAGTTTATGCCAGAGTAATTCAGGATTGGGATAAGTTACTTAATACTAAAAAGATTATGGATCTTGAAATACCTATGGTATCTGATGAAGAAAAAGAATATCTTTCTCAACTACCTTTGGATCCTCTTAATGAATTGCGTATCTTGGAATTCATGAGTTTATACACTGAGGATGGGCTCAATCATATTATTAAGAATACAGAGTTTTGGTTAAAGGACACATTTACAAGGTTGGTTTATGACATTAAATAGTTTAGCAACATACGGGGCTTCGTTCCAAATTAAAGTATTATCTTCTCTCCTTACACATAAGGAATTTTTACAAAATATTAATGATATTTTAAGTGAAGAATATTTTGACAATCAGGCTCATAAATGGGTTATTGGAGAAATCTTAAATTACTACGAAGAGTACCATACTACCCCTACTATGGAGGTGTTAAAAGTAGAAACTAAAAAAGTAACTAATGAAGTTCTCCAACTTTCTATTAAAGAACAATTGCGAGAAGCTTATAAGGCTTCTAATGAAGATTTAGAATATGTAGAAAAAGAATTTTCATCATTTTGTAAAAATCAACAACTTAAAAAAGCCCTACTAAACTCAGTTGATCTCCTAAATTCTGGAGATTTTGAGTCAATTAGGGGTCTTATTGATAATGCTTTAAAAGCAGGTGCAGAAAAAAACATAGGTCATGAATATATCAAAGATACTGAAGCTCGTTATAGAGAAGAAGCAAGAACTATTGTACCAACTCCATGGGACAAGTTTAACAACTTTATGCAGGGAGGTCTGGGGAATGGAGATTTTGGTCTTATCTTTGGTAATCCTGGAGGAGGTAAGTCATGGACTTTAGTAGCACTTGGGGGTCATGCCGTTAAAATGGGCTTTAATGTACTGCACTATACGTTAGAATTAGGCGAAGATTATGTAGGTCGACGCTATGATGCATTCTTTACAGGTAAGCCTGTAGATACACTACCTAAAAATAGAAAATATGTAGATGAAATCATCCCCCAACTCCCAGGCCAACTTATTATTAAAGAGTACGCCCCAGGACAAGCAACTATTAATACTATTAGGGGACATATTCAAAAATGTACTGATTTAGAATTCACCCCAGATCTTATTATTATTGACTATGTTGATCTTCTTTCATCAAAGAAACGAACTCAGGATAGAAAGGGGGAAATAGATGATATTTATATTGGCACTAAAGGTCTTGCTAAGGAGTTACAATTGCCAATCTGGTCTGTTTCACAAGTGAATAGAGCAGGAGCAAAGGATGATGTAATTGAAGGTGATAAAGCAGCAGGTAGTTATGATAAAATCATGATTACTGACGTAGCGATATCTCTTTCACGTAAAAGAGAGGATAAAGTAAATGGTACAGGTAGATTTCACATTATGAAAAATAGATATGGCATGGATGGTATGACTTATTCAGTAGTAGCAGATACTTCTATGGGACATTTCGAAGTTACTGATCACCATTTTGACTCTAGTGATACTCCCCAACCCGTTCAACAAATAGATGGGACAAATATGAACACTTTGGATCGGGATCAATTAGCAAACCAGTTTTTCCAACTAAATTCTTAAAAAACAACAACAAAAAACAATGGCAAGTAAATTATTGCAGGAGAGAGTAGTCTATAAACCTTTTGAGTATCCTAAAGCTCATGATTATTGGCTAAAACAACATCAAGCTCATTGGATTCATACTGAAGTACCAATGATGAGTGATATTAATGATTGGAAACAAAACTTAAACGAAACTGAAAAAAATATAATTGGGTCTATCCTTAAAGGATTTGCTCAAACTGAAACAGTAGTAAATGACTATTGGACAGGTCTGGTAACTAAATGGTTTAGAAAACCAGAAATCATAGCAATGGCAACCACCTTTGGGGCTATGGAAACAATACACGCCGAAGCATACTCACTACTAAATGAAGAACTTGGACTTGATGACTTTTCAGAATTTCTCGAAGATGAGACTACGATGGCTAAAATTGAAAACCTTATGTCTGTTAGGGATAGTTTCAATGGTGAAAAAGATTGGCACGAAATTGCTAAAAGCTTGGCCATATTCTCGGCGTTTACCGAAGGAGTTAATCTTTTTTCTAGTTTTGCTATACTCTTATCGT